GTTTCCAAGAAAATTGAACGCCAAGTAATCAAAGAACTTGATATGGTACAAGTAGCACAAGGTAACGATTGTATTGCCTGTGAGGGATAAATGTTAGATTATGTTGTAACATTTTTTGCAATTGCAATTTTAGATGTTGTTTATACTTATTATCTAAGATGTGTACAAAACAATCAAGCAATGGCTGCAAGTTTATGGGCTGTTGCTTGTTATGTCTTAGGTAGTGTTGCTGTCATTAACTATACACAAAATAATTGGTTAATGTTACCTGCAATCGCAGGAGCATTTTTTGGAACATATGTCGGTATGATACTAAAAAGAAATGACAAATGAAACCTACAATAGCATTATTCTTACATCAACCAAAATGTTCAGTTCAATCCGGAAATGGTATAATCAAAGCATTAGAATCACATTATCATTTCAAAATATTCACAAGACATGAATTGGAAAATGATTTCTTTGATGGTGTTGATATTGTTGCTTTTCCTGGTGGTTTAGGTGACAGCGATAGTTTTGATTATTTGTTTAAAAACAATCGTGAACGTATAGTTAATTTTGTTAACAATGGTGGTCGTTATTTGGGAATTTGCATGGGTGCTTATTGGGCTAGCAATCATTATTTTAATTTTTTATGTGATGTAGAAGTTGAGCAATACATAAAGAGACCAAATACAGACACACGAAGGCCACATGCAAAAAATTTAGGAATTGATTGGTTAGGCAAAGAAGAAAAGATGTTCTTTTATGATGGTTGTGCTTTTGGTCCAGGTCAGTATGAGATTATAGCAAAATATAAGAATGATGATCCAATGGCCATCATTCAAGGCAAGTTAGGTTTAATTGGTTGTCATCCTGAAAGTCAACCACATTGGTATGAATCATATAGTTGGATGAAAGGTCACTACCATGACGGAAAACAACACAAGTTGTTATTAAACTTTGTAGATAGATTAATGGAGAAGTAAATGGTTTTAGAAGTGTTTGTTGCAGGTATAATAACTGCGTTTGGATGGTGGACAGCAACTCATTATGTTATTGAGCCATACTTTCCGCCACCAATAGAAAAAAAGGAAGAAAAGAAATGAAAATATTAAGATTTACAGCATCATGGTGTGCGCCATGCAAAACATTAGCACAGAATTTAGAAGGAGCCGACCTTGGTATACCAATTGAAGTTGTTGATATCGATGTTCAATCTGATGTAGCAATCGAATATGGTGTACGTGGTGTTCCAACATTAGTATTGATGGATGGAAATATTGAAGTCAAACGTACAATGGGTCCTAGAACAATTTTAGAATTAAAAGAGTGGGCCACAGTATGATTAAGAAAGTCGATTCCAGACTTACAGATGAAAGAAATAGTTTCAAACCTTTCAACTATCCATGGGCATATGATGCTTGGCTGAAACATGAACAGTCACATTGGCTTCACACAGAAGTACCAATGATGGAAGATGTTAAAGATTGGAAAAAGAAACTTAGCAAAGAAGAAAAACAATTTCTTACGCACATCTTTCGTTTTTTCACACAAGGTGATATTGACGTTGCCGGCGGATATGTAAAGAATTATCTTCCATATTTTCCTCAACCTGAAGTTCGTATGATGTTGTTGGGCTTTGCTGCAAGAGAAGCATTACACGTTGCTGCATACAGTCACTTAATTGAAACATTAGGCTTACCGGAAGCCACATACAATCAATTCTTGGAATACCAAGAAATGAAAGATAAACATGATTATATTTTGGACATTAGTTCAAAAAATGGAGATGCTGCTTCAACTGCAACCCACATCGCCGTGTTCAGTGCTTTCACTGAAGGGATGCAGTTGTTCAGCTCCTTTATTATGTTATTAAACTTCCCTCGCATGGGTAAGATGAAAGGCATGGGCCAAATTGTTACTTGGTCAATCGTTGATGAAACTCAACATGCTGAATCAATGATTAAATTATTCCGTACCTACATAGAAGAAAATAAAGAGATATGGAACGATGAACTTAAAGGACGCATTTATAGCATTGCGGAAAAAATGGTCGAACTGGAAGATAAGTTTATTGACCTCTCCTTTTCTATGGGCGCTATGGACGGTCTTTCTAGTGAGGATGTCAAGAAGTATATCCGTTATATTGCCGATAGGCGTCTTATATCTCTTGGTCTTAAAGGTATTTTTAAGGTGAAAAAGAATCCTCTACCTTGGGTTGAGGAGATGATTAACGCACCAACACACACTAACTTCTTTGAGAACCGTGCAACCGATTATGCAAAGGGAGCATTGTCTGGAGATTGGAGTGATGTTTGGGCCAATTAAAGGAAACACATGTCAACAAGAACAATAACAGCGGAGTGCAGTAACTGTGAATCCAGTTATGATGTAATTTATATGGAAGAATTAGTATCAGAAGAATTGCCAGAGTTTTGCCCATTCTGTGGTGAACCCATTGATTCAATATCCGAAGAAGAATATATAGAGGATGATGAACTCAATGATGATGATAAATGGAACTGAATTGGACATATAAAAATAAAGAATTTACAGAAGAATTAATTGGTGACAATTACGGGTTTGTGTATGTTATAACCAACAATGTAACAAATAAAAAATACATTGGTAAGAAATTTTTCTACTCCTCAAAAACCAAACAAGTAAAAGGTAAGAAGAAACGTTTCAAAATTTCTTCGGACTGGCAAACTTATTACGGTAGCAATGAGGAATTGAAAAAAGATGTTATAATACATGGACAAGAATCGTTTAGCCGAGAAATTATTCACCTATGCAAAAGCAAAGGTGAGTGTGGTTATCTTGAAGCAAAAGAACAATTTGTAAATGGTGCTCTGGAAACAGATGACTATTACAATTCTTGGATTATGGTTAGAGTAAGAAAATCACACATTAAAGGACTACAATGTTAGAATATTTGAAAGATGTTGGTGAAGAATTCGATGCACTATTTTTTCTACCAATGGAAGATGATGATAGCATCAACATCATAACAAATAAGTATAAAAATCCTGGAGAAGAAATTAACGGCAGCGATATCGGTAAATGGTGGCACATTTTGTTGTTCAAATGCAACGAAGAAAGTGGTGCAGTTGAACACCTTGATACTTTCGATGCCATATTCTCGGATCCTAGAGAATACATATCTGGATTAATTCCACAAGGTTGGTATGGTATAATTGCAAAGAAAACCACAACATCCAACAATTTCTTAGATGACGCTATTGACAAATTCAAGTCGATGATGTAAAATACGAATATCTAAACTGAAAGTATATTATGATTCTTGTTGACCTTAACCAGGTACTATTAGCCGGATTGATGGCACAAATTGCCAGTCAAAAAGGTGTGAAATTAGAAGAAGGTCTTATCAGACACATGGTCCTGAACATTCTCAGGACTCACCTAAAAAACTTCCGTGAAGAATATGGTGAAGTTGTATTGTGTGCTGACAACCGTAAATACTGGCGTAAGGAATTCTTTCCTTTCTACAAAGCCGGCCGTAAAAAAACCAGAGAGAAGTCTGACCTCGACTGGCATTTAATCTTTGACATGCTTTCCAAATTTAAGCAAGAGCTCAGAGATAATTTCCCATATAAAGTTATTGATGTTGAAGGTGCAGAAGCTGATGATATCATCGGTACACTTGTGCCTCGACATATCATGCATGAAAACATCCTAATCATTTCAAGTGATGGTGATTTCTTGCAATTACAGATGTATAATGGCAGAAGTGACTACACCGTTAAGCAATACAATCCTGCACAGAAGAAGTTTCTCATTTCCAAGAATCCAATGGATGAATTGAAAGAGAAAATCATTCATGGTGATAAAGGTGATGGTATTCCCAACATTCTTTCACCAAGTGACACCTTTGTACGTGAAATTCGTCAAAAGGTTATGACAGAGGCCAAACTTACCAAATTCATGTCACAAAACTATGGTGATTATGATGATGAAAATGCACGTATTGGTTTTTCACGCAACCAGACATTGATTGACTTGAGAAACATACCAGGTGACATACAGACCAAAATTATAAATACTTATGAAGAAACCAAACCAGCACCTAAGGGTAAAATACTGGATTATTTGATTGCAAACAAACTGAAAAGTTTAATAGATGTTATTGGGGAATTTTAATGAAAGCTTTATATGAAGTATTTGATGACTTTGAAATGGCAAAGAATAAAAAAGAAAGAATGGATGTAATTGCCAAGAATCTATCACAAACATTAGTAGATGTGTTAAAATTGGCATATCATCCAGATATACAATGGACAGTAAAAGAGTTACCGGAAAATTATCGTGTTCCAACCGATATGTTACCAGGTATCACACATGATAGTATTAATGGACAAATACGTAGATAGTATATGTTTAGGGTTGGTGATCCAACCGCAGAAAAATTAAATTAACAC